TTATTGGTTCCTCGCCAAATACACCAGTTCGATAATTACGTTTTGGACGCCGGTTCCGGGGCTTGAAATATCAATCGTGAAGGTGTCGCCCGCACTAACGGAGGTATTGGAAAACGCTGTAATGGTTTGGAGAGTGGTCGTATTCGCGGCGACTGTTTGACCGGCCGAAAAAATTGATGTGCCGTTTTTCTTGATATCAAATGTGAAACCACCACCAACGGGATTTGACTCGGCCGAAACCTGGACTTTGACAAGAGTACCTGTATAGGCGGCATAGGTGGGGAGGGTCAGGCTAGTACCCGCCGCAAGATCAATGTAACGCCCAAGCACAAACCGCATTTTCTGGGGGGCGAAACCGCCATTTGATAATACTTTTACGAGGGCCGCACCACTTGAATTTCTGAGTGTTAGTAAGTCTTCCGAGCCGTTGGCCTGAACGTCCAGTGTTGATGATGGGGTTGTCGATAGTCCTACTCTTTTGTTTGCAGAATCGTAAACTAGCGAAGATGAACCGGCGAATGCCCCACCATTATTAAATTGGATTTGCCCTGATGAACCACCGGGAGAAGTCGTTGGAGGAGTCGCCCAAACACCATCACCCCTGAGATAATTAGAGGACGTACCACCACTTGGCAGACTGTCTTGTTTTTCACTCAGCAAATCATCAACTTCGTCTTTATCATAATAGCCGGACAAATCATTAGCAGGGGGTGTTTGCCATGTGCGATCAAACGCCAGGAATTGCCCACTTGTTCCGCCGGTCGGTAGCTTATCCTCTTTATCATTAAGATCGGTATTCAGATCAACGATATCATCTATAACAGTGGAAATTTCACCCCACAGATCATTGAAATCCCCTGCTAACGGGATATTGCCGACTTTGTCATTTTGCTGAACGGCGAAATCAGCGTAGTCGTCTACCGGCCCGTCAATTTGGAGGACATCCCCTGTTCGACCAACGCACTTAAGCACCCCCAATAGAGTGGTCCCGCGATAGACCGTGATACGCATTGGACTATCGGGCGTAATGTCATCTCCGAATTTAACGCCATGTCCGGTTTGTACTGATAGCGAATTACCGCCTACCAATCTGGCAGATGCCGCCGTACTACCCGCTTTATCTCTGTAAACCCACATATAAACCAACCCCCTGCTTACACTGTAATTCCGGCCATCCTAATCAAGTCCGACCGAGTCAATATTTCGATCAATTCTAATTTTTTGCCGTTGTTGTCCACAGAATACACTTTGCCGATAACGCCCGGATAAAGTATCTCGCCTGTTAATTCTACGGACTGACCACGGTAATCGGGATTTCTAATTTCTTGGCTATCTCGGGCAAAAACTCTGAGCGTATCGGGCGAATAACTGTCCACCCACTGAGACTGATTGACATCCCAATATTTATCAGGATCACCGTTAATTCCCGGCTGCACAATTACTAATCCGCAAACCATGTATGAAGCTCTATATATTTTGAACATTGATCAAGCCCTCCCCTGCTAACACTATTTACACCCTTTACCATTTTCCGAGCGGACATGACGACGACCGTATTTTGACCTTGGCCGAAATTCCACACCCGCACTGACGACATTTCCCAAGCTCACGATCATAAGACGGGCAATTATTGCACACCTCTTGACGACTGGCCGCGAGTTCTGTGTCTGACAATTTAAATCCATCTTTTGCAAAATCGACCATAGAGGAGGCAAAATTACCAACCTGAGTTAATAGGGACGGATAATTGTTAGCAGGAGGTGGGGTTTGCTCAGACACCGCCTTAATACTGGCCAGTTGCGAGGGTTCGCCAGATTCCGCCATCTCGCAAAAAAACCCAAATCGCCCATCTACCTCAGCCCTACACGGCCCATTTTTTACGGGACAATTTACACACTTCGCCATTAGCCCGCCTCCGTAACAGTGACCGACGAAATTGGAAATGCCGGCCCGATCGGATCAACGTCCCATTCGCCCTCATCCACCCCGGCGAAGTCGAAATAGGCCGTCGCACTATAGGGCTCTGACGAGTGTACGACCATCGATGTATTTTGTGTGCCACCACCCGACGGACATCCCAAGTCGCTGCGATGCCAGGCATAAAATCGCCAATCCGTTTTGGGAGAACATGAGTTAGTGCAATTTCGGGATGGGCTGTACTGCACATTTTCGGTGTACCTGGCCACTCTCACCACCAACCTGCCGTTAGTTGATATTGAGACTGACACTCGCACCGGCACCGTCCCGGGCCCATAGTCGTCAGGTCTATAGTCATAATTGCATGATCCTGGACACTCGACGATTTTTTTAGGGCCACCCGCCGCACTCACATCGACATTAACGCATTGACTACCTGAGCAATCATTTATTGTAAAAGATTGGCCGGTTGACAAAGAGACAGTCAGGGGGAATTTAATTGGGTAAGGATGACATCTATAAGGAGTGCCGGCGGTCGTGTCGCAATCATTGCTACAGCATTTATGACCGGGGGCAACCGTCATGGTCACGCTGGCTATAGTGCCCGCACCGCATAATGAGGGCACGCTAAATGATCCTGATGTCGTCACAAATTTGGACGAAGCCGCATCACACGAATAATTATAAGTGCCGGTTGTCGGGGAAAAAAAATAGAAAAACCCACTACTATCCGTCGTGCCCGTAATCCAAAAATCGGGAGACTTGGTGATGGTGACTTTGGTGCCTGACAAGGCTCGATTAGAGGTGGCACCAGGGCAACCGCCGGTAAAAATAGCCCGCCGTTGAGATGAGATGGGGATGACGACGGTGGTCCCACAAACGGCTGTAAATCTTGTAACCCCTTGGCCACTCCCAGTCTTATAACTTACAACATCATAGGATTCGTCGGCTATTAAATCAGTAATATCTAATTTGCCAGTACCATCCGTTGTATATATGCCGACCAAACTATGATCACTAACTTTATAAACTGTGACCTCAACATCTCCGACCAATTGGTTAGCAGGGGACGAGCATGGATTACGGGTCTCAATTGAGACACCACACACATCATCACAACAACACCGCCCTCGTTTACCCATTTGAGCACTCCTCGGGCGAAACCCACCAATTGCCGTCGATATCCTTATAACAATGAGCCGCAATATCCGCGTCAACAACATCGCCCATATTATATGCCGTCACGGTTTCCAGACTTGTGAGACTACCACCAACCAATTTTAAAAGATCGACACTACCTGATCCGGGCATCATACCTGACCTTGCCGTAATTGTGGAGGATGTGATACCAACCCGCATGGTGGACGCACCGCCCCCCTGCCCTGCACCGCCGGTATCCTGATAACTACGCTGAGTCAGAGATCGATTGCTTTGTTCGAGGTTGCGTAGTTTTTGTTCATGATTTTGAATTGCTCGTTCAATTTTCATAGCCCGCCCTCCTGCTTATCATTTGTAAAAGGCGAGATCACTTCGGATGACCCCCATGTATAACCCTGAGATTGGCGTTCGGGCGGAAGTAATTTGGGTTGGGCCTGAGTACGATTTGAGCAGGAGATTGAGGTAGTATGCATGGCGGCGTTCTGAATATTCCATGTCAAATTCACATTCGTTATGGGCATTGGCACTTCGTCAAAACCACTCCTTGCTAACTTAATGGCCTTACCAAGTGTCAACCCGGGATTCCACAGTTTGGAGATATTGAAGTCCATGTCTATGACCACATCCTTGACGGAATCGAGAACGTGTTGAGCGTATTCGCCTTGCGAGGCCATTTGCCCGGGGTCTTTCCAGTCATTTTGATAGAGTTTTAAGACATTCTCCACACCGCAAAGCGTATATGCCGTTCCTTCAAAGCCTACGGCGGGTTTTCTCACCGACAAAGTCCCTGAATTAACGGGCACCCATACACCAACATCAACGGGCACTTGATAACCGGCCTTGATATAAGTGGGCATATTAAAAATCACCGTGCCGTCCAAGTCCAATGATATACCGCTATCGCCAATCTCCGAGGACGACGTAGTCACATAACCCATTGGCGTGCTGATTTGTTGGGCGTAGGTTCCGGCCGAGTTGATATAAGTGATGGGCGGGTTGAATTCTCGGGCGAGTTTTTCGATAATGGAGGAATCTGTTATTTTATATGAACGATAAACAAGGGCATCGGCCGTATTGAGTGCGTATAGCTTATACATTACGAAGTCGGTAGCAGGGAGGGCTTGATCGAGTGTGACCGTCGTGTAATCCCCACTACTGGCCGTATTTGAGATAATCTCGCGTGTCACTACACTGTCAAAACCACTTACCACTGTTGTCGAAACTGCCAGAGTACCCTTAAGGTGAGATTGATCGAGTTCGTCGGCCCCCCAAGACTGGCCAGGATGATGGATGACCACGGTCAGGGTGTCAGTAATCGTACAACTACCACTAGCCCTACTCTGTTTGGCGGCTTCCCAATCGGCTGGCGTCCACGATCCCACCGTAAAGTTTTCGACCAGTCCGCCGTTCGACAAGGACAGCCATTTTGATTCCGTGCGGGGTTGACCGAGTAATTCAACCGCCCCATAACACTCACCGATATCCACATTAATATTTGGGGGCATTACAAGATCATCGCAATTATTTAAGGTTAGGGTCTCTTCCACAAAATTTGACTTGCGGATAAACCGAATAACGCCATTTGGATCAACAAACATGAAAACATCGGCATAAACACTATTTACAAAACTCTCAATTGCCGTGAGGGCTTTGGCACCACTAACTTGTAATGGCTGAGGAGGTAGCAAATCGAGCAAAGCGAGATCAGATAATGTGTTAGCAGGGAGGGTAAATGTGTCGCCACTCACCGTATAACCCCCCACCCCCTGCTCATGTATTGGGCCGGCGATTGTGGACATCTCTAAACAGGCTTGGACGACCTCACCAACGGTCATACCGCTACGGCTGGCAAAATATAATTGATGATCTTGGGGGGCGTTAAACAGGGCGATATCAGTTTGGGTATTGGAGTCGATAAATGGTATTTTGTCGGCCTTATAACGTAAGTCAAACGCCTGGAATGTAGTTACCCATCCCTGAGTTGAATAATCTGTCCGGCGGGCCGTGAACAACCCACTAAACATAAGAACATCATCGATTAAAATCTGAACGTCTTTATTAATTAAATCAAAATCATTAGCAGGGAGGGTTCCACGGCGGCGGACACAGGACAATTGACTATATCCCCCAAGACGTAGGTTGAGGGTCGCGGGCCAACAATTAATCTGGGCGGGACTGACTTCTACACCATCAATTTTTATCGTCGTGTTTGGCATTAGTATCCATTTCCAAAATACATGAGATCGGGCACGGTTTGGGCGTTTTGTCGTGCAGTGGCCCACCGATTATCATTTCTGTTTTGGTTATCGGCCAACATCTGTTGATTGACAATTACCTGCTGAATCGCGGTAAACATTGCATCGCCTTCCATCTGACCATTCCCTACGCCCATTTGCGTGTACATCAAGGCTTCGGTTAATTGATTGGATGACAAGTCTACGCCGAATGACTGGGCTACTTGGCCAATCTCCTTTTTCTTCCTACGATCACGCCTTCCCGCATTCAGTTGCATGTCTTCTAAGGTAGATTCAATTAACCCATCATCATAGGCCCTGCCGTTATCATCAAATGCCAATGCCACATCCAGGGGAGTATTCAATCCCTCGAATGGGTTATTGGACATAGGCATTAATGCTTTGTTGATTTTTTCCTGGGCTTCTTTGGCCTTATCAGCGGCTTCTTTGATGTTTTTCTCTATCCGGGCATCTTGTGCAGTGCGTTGGGCGTTGTCAAACCTTTCAGCCTCAGCCTGTAATTCATCTTCGATTTTTTGAAAGACTTCACCAAATATTTTGCCAAGATCACTGGAACCCAAGGCTTTGGCGAGTTGATCGACGGCACCTTTATTCCCCGTCAGCACTGCATCACCAACCAGATTGGCCGCATCACTGGCAATCCGACCGCGAATATCTTCCTGGATTTTCTTGACCTTGTCCAACTGCTTTGTGTAGGCCGACGTAATCGCATTCATCTGGCCGACGTCCGTAACCCCATCCAAGGCTTGAGCATAATCTTTATTGACTTGTTCCCAGAGACTTGCGGCCCCCTTCAACTCCTCAGATTTCGCCACCATTTTATTTGTTACAGATGCAATAACCTCATCGGTCTTACCCGCGAGTTCATCTTGTAAAATATCGGATGCCTTTTTGGATGCTTCGGCGGCTTCCTTAGTTTGGATGGCGGCTAGTTTCTCGGCATTCGCTTTGGCTTCTTTAGCTGAGGCGGAATCTTTTTCAAGTTGAGTATTTTCGGCCAGACGTTGATTGTAGTCGATTAATTCATCATCCGTGAGATATCCTTTTTCCGCAGCCTTTTCCATCCATTCTGTGTTTGACTTGATCGCGGCGGTAAATTGATTGAGCTTGTCCGTAGTCTGGGGAATGGCGTTTTGTTGTTCGCCCAACGTGGCCAGCCAATCACCAACAGGTTTTTTCAACGCGAGATAGGCAGTTGCGGCAATCGTCAGGGCACCAGCTAGACCGGCACCACCACCAATCGCCATAGCAAGACCTTCAAGGTTGTTCGCGATGCCCATAATTCCCGCAGCCTGGAAATCCTGCACAATACGGCCGGTTTGGAGGGCGGCTTGACCGAATTTGCTTTGCGAGTCTTTGGCTTTATCCGTGGACGAGGACAATTTATTGAGTGCAGCAGTCCCCTGTTTTTCCATATCGGCGATATCTTGCATTGCGAATTCCGCAGCATCGCCAATAGTTTTAACGGCGGTCTTAGCCTTTGTGCTTTCATCCTGGACCTTGCTAAAATCCGCCCCTAATTTAATCTGATCGTCTGCCATAACCCATCCCCTGCTAACTTATTTTGTGACGTGAGTGCGAATATAGTCGCGTAGCCAATTAGTAGCCATCACCTTAGCCTTGGCCATACCCGCCGGTCGCACACCCCGAATGTCTCGTTTGGGAAATAAAAACCGTAAGAACGGGATTCCCTTAACATTGACGACGTCTTTCCAGGCCCCCACGGCAGTCCATATACGTCGAGTGGGATCAACCAAAAATGATGTGACCAAGTTTGTAATGACCCTACTGGCATAACCTCGCGGGGCCAAAGGAGGGCCGGTCAATTGTAAGTATTCCTCATATGATAAATTGTTGTGCAACCCACTCGCCCAAGGCCCAAACCCCGAAAACTTACCCTTTTTGGCATTGCCCTTGGCATTATTTCTCATGCGTTTGGCGTCGGCAGATTTACCACGAATATCCACGACTTCACGCCGAGGACGGTAGCTCACAGGTAATAGTGGTTGTGAGTCTTTACCCAACCCGGCCATTACGCCTTTACGGTTATCTTCCTCAATTAGTTTCTCAAAGCCAAACATCAGGGTCGTGGCGTCGATGTGCTCAAGTTTGTCCAATTTTTTGATCAAGTTATTGCAACCCGATAGGTCGACGAATGCCATTGGCTAAAGCCCTTAAATATTAAATGTAACCTTGAACTTACGCCACCAGTTTTTCGCCGTTTGCCAGATTGTATTAGCAGGAGGGGGCTTGGTCGATTGGCGGAATGTGTAGTTGAGCACTGTATTGTTTACCCCTGAGTTGACCGGCACATTGACTTGAGAGGGGTTGATAACTTGGGTGTTCACGGTGGATGTCGGCCTACGCATAGCCTTTAACAATTGCTCGGATGTACGCCACCCACTAAACCGACCTTCACGAATGGCCTGTTCGATTTCCCGTTTTGTCACATCAGTCATAATGTCAATATATTTGGTGGTCTGTTTACCCTCTTTGAACAATGGTAGGGGACCAAATTCAGTATTAGCAGGGGGTTGTTCGATTGGGATTAGTTTCTTAATTTGTTTATCAGCCTGAGCTTTTACCCATGCAATGCCTTTAGGTGACAACCCAATAACATCAAACCTTTTACCGCGTTGACGATGATAATCCAAAATCGTGAAAAATGAACCATCGGGCGAATTGGGATCAAACCGCCAGAAGAACAATCCGCGATCAGCTAATGCCCTCCCTGCTAATAGACTACGCACACGCGATAGCTCATGGCCCGGTGTCAGGTACTTAGCGTTGGGATCGCCCTTACCATCCGGGGTCATTGCCGATCGGCGACGTTTACGGGTTGAGGGGCGAACGCGAGGAAGTTTACCACCGTAGATGTTAAGCCCGGCCTCTAACTCTTTGTCTTTACGTTTTAGCCCTAACTCAACGACGATTTCCCAATATCTTTTGCGTTGGTCGGTAGGCACATAAGGGATGGGCCATCTCAGCACGTAATAATCTTTGACTGCCATAACCCACCCCCCTGCTGACAATTACCATCCGGTTGTTGCAAAGCTAATGTCACTACCAAGCGTGGCATCTTCCATCGCACTAAATGTACCAGTCCGCATAACAGGATTTGCGAGTGTAAACGAATCATCCATCGAATCCCAAGTACAACGCGGTAGACTAAATGTCAGGGTTTTGGACGAATTGTTGAACTTGACTTCGCCCGCAAACTCGACACCGTTATAGTAATTGGCTTTGTCCGTTGAGGCAGACTTGAGATAGAGATTGCTCACTTGAACGGTTGATGTTCGGCCCGTACCCCTGATCATTCGTGGGTAATTTGCCTCGAAATATGTTGGGGTTAGGCTATTGGCTACCGTGATTTGCACACCCTCGAAATCCGTCCGCGAAGTGCCAATCTTTAGCCCGCCCTCCAAATCCGAGAATAGGAACACATCACAACCGAAATCATCCGAGTCAGGTTCGGGGAAATCGGCTGAACTTGGGGTAAAAATCCCACCACCCTGAACTTGCAATGTGAATGTCGCCCCGGTCTGGGTGCCAGCGGCGGCGTTGACGGTCAGGTTTGTGACTTTCAGACCTTTATAGCCCTCGAAAACGTACTGACCATTGGAACCTTCGTAGGCATGCACCAGGGCAAATGATGGAAGTTCGCCGACAGGATTATAATCGTTGGCGTCCGTTGTAACCCAAGGCTCATCGCGATCGTCGTTGATGGGCGTCAGGGCACAATGTAGGAGGAATTTGGTGACTGCATTTGGGCGAAGTGGGGTGGTTAGTGAACCCTCAATCTGAGACTGATCACTTTTACGGCACTTACGCATGTTGGTTAGGGATGACTGGATATAACCACTGATCGGAGTATTGTTGACCTTTACAGCATTATCGCCAGTGATTTCAAAATAAAAGGCATTCGTTCCAATTACAACGTCTTCCCCGGACGGAACAACACCATAAGCGGATTCTTGCACTACCACAGCATATTGACGGGCCATAATTATTATCCTTTATTTTTGTTCAAACTCTTAGAAATATTTAACTGAATACGGGCGACATAAACCCACGAACTATCTTCTTTGTTTCCCGGGTGGGCGGCCATCGGGTCGCTCATTAATGGTTCGCCAGTGTCCGCACCTAGTTCACGTAGTCGATATTTGATAGCATCACGTTTTACCTTGTCGGCAGGATAAAATACGGCCTCAATAGCCTCCCAAACATCAAGGCAATCTAAAATATTTGGGCTCATGCCATTGCCGATCGAAGGAAGCCAACACGAGATTCCGAGGATTAACGCCCCACCCTGTTTGTCGGGGGTTTTGGGGTTTTGCGGGCCTAGACCGAGTTCAATCCGGATACCAGTATCACCATTTTGGGCGGGCGGATAAAAACCCTCCTGCTTATATCCAACATCCCAGGCATTGCCAAAAACACTGAGCATTGTGGGATCGGACTGTAATAGCTCAACCATATACTCGTAAATTTTTGATCGTGACCCCCTGTCAACGCCAACCATTTTTAATATCTCCGAGTCACGGTAACGCCCATGTTAATACGTACATCCGCAAGACCATCGCCATTGGTGTCAATCTCGGCCGGTGTGCAAATAATGAGGTTTTCGGCCATCCGGCTATACTCTTCGGCCAAACTGAGTTGATCTTTGATATTCCCGGAAATCGCACTGCGTAGCAGAATTTTAGACAAACAAAAATAGACCATCGCAAGGCGTAATTGTCGGCCACCGGGAGTTGTTAGCAAAAGGTGGTTTTGGGCGAGATGATCGGCAAGCCATTTAGGGCCAACATCAGAATAATCCCAGAATGGCACATAAAACGACGCGGGATCATTGCGACAACCGCCCGGCCGATAACTTTGCAAAATATGGGTGTCTAACCACTCACGGGCTTGGGCCATATATTCTGCATAACCCGTCCCATCGGTTTTGGTCTTACCTAGTTTTTGTTCGATTTGCCAAAACTCACTTTGTAAATCACTACTGGTAAGATATGTTGGTCGGAATTCCTGTTCGCCGGGACTGTCTTCCAATTCGATTTGAAATTCGGCAATCGGCGTTCCATCGGCCAACACCAACGCCAAATAGACCCCCGGTTGTAATTCGAGGGCCGGAAAGTCAATCCCGATAGTGGCGGTTGCAAAATCAAGCCATTGAGCAGGGAGGGTTGTTAGTACGGGAGTATTTTGGCCGGCATAGACTTGACAAGTCAAAATCTCCTCACCCGTATAGCTGTCATCGGCCTCATAGCCACCATCCACATCACGACGACGGGCGACCAGCTTAATCGACTGACCGGGCATATTACGTTTTCGGATGATTGTATGGGCCATATACCTCTATCCCCTGCTCACTCTGTTAGGCGTTAGCCAAAAACAAGCCCCCACCACCACACAGGATGATGAGGGCCGAGTCTTAGCTGTTGACGACGTAGATGCTGCCGATCCGCTTGGTATTGGCACCTAGTACCGCAACTCCATAGACGAGTAGCTGTTTGACAACCGTGCCAAATTGGAGGGCAACCCGGTCGGTCTCGACGGCCCCTAGCTGTTGGGCGAAGTTAATAGCCTTGCCCTGGCCAAACACACAGTAGGCGTTACCGCTATTTACGGGGAGGTTATTGCTCACGAAAACATTAAAGCCCGCACACATGCCACGGAAACCGGGGGTTGTGCTGGCGGTAGTACCAAGGCGAGCAAGGGTTAGCACCGCATCACCTAGTTCGCTCGCGTGGGTAAACTCGGCCGACTTACGTAGATAACCATAAGCCTTGGGCGTTAGTACGATCCAACGGTCAAGGTCGGTAACACCCTGAGTATCGAGTGCGGCACCGGCATCGACGATCTTTTCGTAGATTTTGACAGTGGTTAGATCGAGTGCGGCCCCGGCGGAACCAGTCAGTTTGTTGGCCGAGTCGGCAGATGTATGGGTTGCAAAAATCGAAGTGTCGACGGCCTTGCTAACCCCATAGCTACCCTCACGGATTAGGGTTGGGATTGCTTGTGGTGAGGTCTGGACGATATCAAAGTCCTCAACCTGGATGAGCCACGCCTTTTTGTTGGTTAGGGCGAGGTTTGCGGCGGCGATGGTCGCGTCGGATACGGTCATGTTGGTGCCAGGAGTGTAATCGCTGGCGGTGATAGTACCGGCGGTAAGGATTTTTACGTTGCCATAACCATCCACGATCGAGGAGGCGTCATCGACAAAGTTCATACCGACGTTGACGGCGTAAAAGTTATCGATAAATGCCCCGGTCCATAGGTCTTGTTTGACGATTGAGTTTGCCATTTTCAAATTCCTTTGGGCGAATGCCCCTTATAGCGATAGTCTTTTATTTGTTTGGACAGATTTATCGGGGTGTTGTCCCCTACCACTACCCTTGGCAGGTGATGGCATCAGGCTAAATGACCGATTAGCTACCGGACTGTCCGAATTACCCTCGGGACCGGGGACGGCGGATTCATCAACCCGCAAATATGTCTTCGATTTAATGAGATTATCAATTACAGTGCCTAGTTTTTCCTCGTCAACCTCATCACTATCAACTGACCACCCGCTGAGGGCAAAGGCATCATCTAGGGCTTCAGCTTTGATTTTGTCTTGGGCGAGTTTGGCGAATACGTCTTTGTGACTTCGCAGGCGGATTGTATGTTCGAGTTCGGCAATTTTTTGGGCGGATTCGTCGGGCCGGGATACTAGCTCATCATAAGAGGTTTGCAGGGTGAATAGCTGTCCCTCTAGCTGGGCGACTTTATCCTTATATTGCTTGGCCTGTTTACGGTATTTCGCGGCTTCGGCGTTGGGATCACCCTGCTTAGGTTTTTCAACTTCTACGTTTTCGACTTCATCTGACATATTCACTTATTCCTCATTTGTGTTTTGTTCGACCGCATCACTTACTAGCGAGGATTGTAAATCCGAGTTAGCAGGAGGGTTTTCGTCATTAAGAATTACACCACTTTGATTTAATATGCCGGCCACCTTCAGATTGTCATTTTGTACTTTTACAATGCGGTCAATAGCCTGTTGATCGCTGTCTAACTTATAACGATTTCGCACAATATCCACGATTGATTGCACGCCGTTAGCAAGGTCCCACTGATCTTGTGTGTTGTCTTCGGGCGTTGTGATATCGGGTTCCCATTCGACTGTTAGATTTAATCCGCCAAGCCCGGCACTAGTCAGAGCATTGGATAAGGTTTTGTCCGCCAAAATATAACCACCAACGGCACAAATGGCTTGGGCAAGATCGGTCTCATACAGCTTAAGCCCGGCCCGGCGACGATTAGTCATATCTCGGAGGGGTTTTTGTTCGGCGTAGATGGCGGTTCCACTCAGACCATTATTTTCCATGTAAAAAATTGGACGCGGAACACCTGCCCCCTGCAAGAGTTTGTCAATTTCGGCGTCGACATAAGCCCTCAGTCCGTCTACATCAAATGGGGCACTAATAACGCCAAAGGTGGGAGTAATGTTTTCGCCCCGAAACTTCCCATCGGGCACCTTCATAATCTCGCCCATGTAATCAGTTGGTTGCCATTCGGCGGTAACTCCTGTCACATATTTCTGAGGTAGACTATAATTTTTGAGTGCCAGGCCAATCCAATAACGTCGGGCATCGATATTACGCTGACCGTCTGCAAGCCATTCCCCCTCTCCCCTGCTTACCATCCCCCCGAAAGGTAATGAGTGATGAAATAGTGCAAAGGGAATTCGGCCAAAGGGATTGATCGTGTCTTCCACCATCTCGGCGGATTGTTCATGGCGATTGGGATTCCAGTTTAGATAATTTTGAGCAACCGATTTTTTGCTGAGATAAACTCTCCGAGCATTTGCCGACCACCATGTATAACGTAGACGTCCCCCCACTTGGTCAATTACAATCATGTGAGCAGGGGAATAGGCATCATCTTCGGCGGGCTTCAACACAAATTGGGTTGCGTCCAGCGAGTACAGGGCAATTGGCTTTAGACCTTCGCCGGGCAACACACCAACGGCAGACACCCCCAGCAAATCGGCTAGTTCAGCGGCGTTGTTTGTAAGTTCATTAATAATATTGTCTGTGTAGACTTCGCCCAAAAACCTATTGGTGATGTCGTCGTCCAGCACTTTACGGGATGGGGCCGGGTTGTACAGGAGACTATTCCTCAGATCAATAATTCGACGTGTCAACCCACTATTTTCGATCGGAAGATTATCCTTGTCGGCAATATTGCGAGGGATGTTAGACCACTTATCACGATTGTATACGCTGAGGATGGCAGTATCCCGTTTGATGCGATCCCGGTCATGCGGTAGACCACTCATGATTTGCTTGTGGATATCGTATTCTTGATCGGTCATTGATGGGGGCTTTGGCAGGTCATCATACATTTTTATAATTCCTTATCGAGCGGAAGACATGGCCTCGTAAGCAAAGCTCATACACAGACTGTCAATGTGATCGGGCGATTTGCCATGCAGTTTACGTTTGAGATCAGCCTTATCCTCAAGTGCGGCCTTACCATCTCCCCGGCTAATAGTCCTAATGGCGGTCATCTCTTTATATAGATCATCGTAAGCAGGGAGTGTTGGAGGAATGTGGAATGGTCGGTCAGGATTACCCATTGCTCGTGCCAGTGCATAGGCCGCAGACGATCGGGCGTTGGCCATACCCCTACCCCACTTGGCCGCACAATCCCCGCCGAAGAATGCGTAGGCGTTGGTAATGCCGATTGCCGATAATGCCAAGCCGAGTTCAGTCCCCGTACTACCATTGCCATCGTAAATGATATTGCCGGTCGAAATATTGTGTTTGGCCACCAATTGCTGGATTCGCAGGGCGGTATTCTCAATCGTCATATGTTCTGAGATCATTTCCAGGATGCCGAACTTATCGCGGATTGTGATGACAGTCTTGGATTTCTCCAGGCCGACATCAACGCTCATGATAATGTCTGTGTACGGTTCGCGTTCCCGATAATATTTTGCTTTTTCGGCGGCTTCCATTGACGTACTACGCGAGATGAGATCGGGCGTAAACAGATACTCAAAATCATCGGATGGCCACTCAGCCAAAATGCGGGCACGGTATTCGGGCGAATGCTCACCATAGTTCCGGCGGAAATCCTCTATCAGTGATTTGGAGGCTAGACCCCAAGGTGATAATGAGTAGTTGGCGTGTGGACTGTCAAACGCGGATACACGGATACTGGCAATTGACAATTCGGGATCACCTGTATAGTTTAGACCGGCCAAGTATCTGTTATAAGCCTCACACGATTTCGTCAGAGGATTACAAAGGTGGATGAGTTTGGTGGCGTTCAGACTGTCTAGTGCATCCCAATAACGCTTGTCAAGGCCGGTAGACTCCTCGGTAATGACTAGGTTTTGCGGGCGTCGAATTCCCTGCAACCGCTCAATTTTATCGGATGACTTGCAAATTATAATACTGCCATTGGGAAATGTGATGATGGGGTCACCGTACCCGCCCCGCCGTTCCTTGGCATTAATGTTGATCGCTGGTTTACGCCATTGCTCATTGGGTAAATAAGATCCGTTGCACGCTGCAAGACAAGTTGCCCACACGCCATTGAGTACGAGAGAGTGGGATGGACCATACACTGTGATTTGACTACCAGGCCGAGTAATCGCCCACCATGGCATAATAAACCCACCAATTCCCCAAGACTTGCCCATTGCGTTTGCGGTCACAAGATTGGTCACACGATTATTGACGATGACATCTAACCACTCACGCTGACCTTGTACGTTGTTTTCGACACCTGACCATGGTTCCGGGCCCCGCATGATTACCCGATTAAAAAGGTATGGATCGTCATAGCATTCGGTGGCAATAAATTTAGCGATATCGCGTTTTGCTTGATCAAGGATTGTCATTTTTTAGTTCTCGGGCCAGGGTCAAAATATCGTCGGTAGAGTTTTCGCCCAGCTTTGCCTTTTCAATGTCGAGTTTGTCACGAGCAATATCAATTTGTTCGGCGGCGAGAATTGTACGAGCGGCGGCGATTACAGCCCGATCTTTTGTGTTGGGGTCAAGGGCGGTGTTGACGATCTTAGCCAGCAACTTCGCACGATTTTCATCTGACATATTATATCGATTACGGATTGCCTTACCCGCCTCGTTAATGTCAGAAATTTTGGGGTTGTCCAACCACTCGAATTCGGCCATTTTCAATCCTCGGACTTGGGATTATAAGCAGGGAGGGTGATATCGCTAAGACGGTTGGCCCAATTATCTAGTTTCGCGGTCAACTCTGTAATACGCTGGTCTAAAGTGTCAACCTTGGTCGTGAGATCGGCGACGTTGGCCTTAACGATATCCTCAACATTTGTTTTTACGATAGCGTTGGCTTTAGTGTCGAGATCAATATTAATTGTACGCCAGTCGATGTAAATTGGCTTGACAACACGCGACCACACAAGAGAGATAACGGTAATTGCGGTGCCGACGACGACCAAAACCGCCCCACTGTCAATATTATCCATGGCCGCGACTATCCACCCCCCGCCCACAAACGCAAGACTTGCAGAATCAGAGATGTTTTGTGATGACATTATCGAGTCCTCATAAGGTATTGTTTGCGGGCCTCAGCGGTCATGCGGGCAAAATATACCCTGCTAATAATCAAGATGGCAATCAGGATTGTGATATGGGCGACGTGACCGTACATTAGGCAGATTCCAATTGCTTGCAAAAATTATTATCCATTAACTGATTTACACCTAATCGACTGCGACTAACGTCCACACAACCCTCATCAATATCCCCTGCTAAATAATTTCGCCCGGTCTCAACACACGCCAGCGGTACACTACCCGACCCGCAAAATGGATCAACTACCAAGTCCCCTGCCCTACTGCTCGACTGGATGAACGGCAAATGCCAGGAAATCGGCTTTTCACAAGAATGATGGCGATGTTTACGACTATATATGACCGGCACATCAATGACATCTGGCAGACGTTTGTAAGCAGGAGGGGTTTTGTTGAGGAGATGTCGGCCCTTCACGGCAAATAATACAAGTTCATGTTTTGGTGAATATCCGCCTTTGATATCGCCCATACCGTGATTTGACTTGCGTAGCACAACCATGTTTTTGACGGCAAAACCCACGTCCTCAACCGCATTTTTGAGATCGCCGAACGTCCTCCAATGACTGTAAATATAGATAGCCGATCCTGACTTGAGCACTCTATAGGCATGGGCCAACCAATCAACGGGCAATTGTTTATCACCGGCGATTTGGTCAAAGTATGTATTGCGATTACTCTTCCAATTAACACCAAATGGAGGATCACATAATATCATATCAACAGATTCATCCGGCAGTTTACCCAACAATTCGTTTGCTTCCATGCAATATACTTGGTTATATTCAAGCATTGTGCCACCTCTTAGTTTTACGAAATGGGGTTTCGATTGCCTCCTCAACGGTAAATCCTTTACGACGAATGCGTTCCCAAATTTGCTTATATGGCAGTTCAAGCAATTCACACAGTTCTGCCAGTGCCCAACAGACACCTTTATATTCGACACGAAAGGTACATCGGCGATTATTAACGTTTTCCCGCAATGTCACCCACCGCGTATTTCCTGGGGTGTAGTTGGCGTTTACATCAATTCTATCAATCTGGTGATTCGACGTAGGTGCCCTGCCGACATCGGCCAAAAACTGCGTGTAGTCATTAATCCATTCTGCACACATGGCTATACCTCTTCCGCCGTAGTTCGGATAGTCTTTGACATTGGGATTGTAGCAACGTCTCTTTATACTAGACCATGCTCGATACTCTTTCGTTTCATTACCCGTCGAATCACCATGTACCCGCTTTGATATCCTAATAGCTTCTCGTGCTAGGCAACCGCAAGACCGCGATTTCCCCGAAACCATGTTATAAATATTAACCTCTCGCTTTACATCCGAACACTCGCATCGACAGACCACATAGCGTTTGCGATTTGTGTTTACGTCAACGATTTCCCAACGACCAAACTTGTCACCAATATTAACTTCCAACATTTAACAGATCGCTTTCCATGTTTAATACATTAGCAGGGGGTGTTGGTTGATAATGTCTCGCGGCACATCTCAGTAATCCCAAAGTCCATCCAGCCCCGTTAAACCCAGCAAAATGCCAACGTGTTAGTGGGTATTCGTGTTGATATTCTAATATTTGACGTAAGACCAGGGGCCCATCAACCTTAATTCGGCTTTGCACACTAGCGGGCAACCATCTTGGATAATCGGCCAAATATTCAATATCGGCGTCAATCACGACATGGCTTTCTTTGAGCAGTTGCATTCTTTCGAGTTCAGCCCTAAATCTTTTTTCAAAAATACATGAGCAGATATCACCGGGGGCCTTTCTCTCCACGCAAATAATATTCTCGTATCCAGGCATTGTATAATCGCCGGTTTCCAATTTGACGACGTCCACTCTTTCGACGACCCCGCGATATATGTAAGGCTTATAATCGTATGGGGTTTTTTCTCGTTGATCCGCGAGTATAATAATTGATTTGTCTTTAGCCATGCCATCCCCTGCTTATAATTGGTCTTTGTACATCTCCTGAGCAAGTACAACCCATTTTTTAAATTCCACGGTCGTTAATCCTAATTCGCGGCGTATTTCCAGGTCTTTTTTCCCGTCCATTCGCTTTTCGACAATCTTACGGGCGATTTCGGGCAACGTGCTTAAAAATTGGGCACTGTCAATTTGTTGGGCGGTATAATCCCACACCGACAAAGCCTCATAATCTGGACTGTTAATCGAGGCCGGCGAATAGGTAGCCATTTTCCGACGGTTATTTTCTCGCCAGCACAAAAACGCTTTACACGGATTAGCAGGAGGGTTTGTTCGATCACAACACTTACAGGGCTTTTCATGACGGTAATATTTAGATCGTTTGAGATTTGTTAGTCGGCGGATTAAATGCCGGGCCAAAAATGGTTGCAGTGGGCGATTTACGTCATACTTGTCACCGGCGGTTAACACCTTGACGGCCTCAGCGTAGCCCTCTTGATAAATGTCTGCTGGGGTTTGATATCCAAACGCAAATCTCTTAACAAACTTACGGCAAATTTCGCCCACCAAATGCTCAACCTCAACCTTGGCCTCATCCGGCGTGAGATTCCGCACTTCACCATATTGTTTGCAAAATTCATCCCAACTAATCGCCATTTCAACGCCTTATAAAACCATGATTGATATTCCTTATAATAAATTATGCCCCCGGCCCAGCAGTGCATGCACAATCCGGGCTTCCCATTAAAATTTTTGTTGTCACAACTACGCGAATCGACAATATTATCTGTGTGCGTACTACCACCCCAACCCACGAGGGCCCCACAATGACCACCGATCAGTATGTCAGCCAACTGCAAGCCGAGATGATCCGCCAAGGCAACGGCGACGACATCCACGCAATCATCAAGGCTACTGAGACCGTCAACGCGAGACTGGCCGAGCAACGCCACCGGATGGCCCAACAATGGGAGGACTACATCGAGGGCCGTCTAACTCGGGAGGATGTCTTGCGGCTCGGATGGACTGAGCAAGAGGTGGATGAGGTGGACGCGGAGCAGGCTCATATCGCGAGGGAGAGGATGTTGAGCAGGGAGGGGGTTGGTCTGTAAGAGGGAGTGCGTTAGCACGATCAAAAAATAGAGGCCGGGGAAGCATCATGCCTCCTCGGCCTCGTGTCGTTTCGGGGGTGTCTGGCGAGCGTAGACGTTAAGCGGGCGTCTGACTGGCAATGCGTGCCTCAGCAGCTTCCCGGGCTTCCAGTGCTGGGGACTTAGCAGGAGGGGTTTCCTCGGCCTTTGGCTTGCGACCACGCTTCCCCATCGGCTTACCCTTCAGTGTTAGCCCCAACGCCTTCAACCTGGCCTTCTCGGCTTCACGCTTCTCGGACTTGTACTCCTTGCCCTTCAAATCGAACGTGGATGGGCTCAGGACGTCGAGTAGATCGGTCGGGATGTCGTCGTGTTTGTCGCCGCGATAACCCTTGTAATAGAGCTTGGCGAA